CTATAACACCCGTAAGATTTGATGTATTCGCGGTATAACCGCCTATTTTTACCGGATCGGTATTATTAATATATGCACTCTGCGTAAATGAGTTGCTAATATTAGCATTTAATAAATTGCTTGACGCAGATGCATGTATAGACCCATCAATATACAATTCAAACACACTGCCGGTTTTTTGGCAAAGCACATGAGTCCAATTGGTTACTGTAGCTGAACTTGTTACTTGTGTTATGTAATTGCTAGCTCCAGCTACTGTAGCTATAACTTGGTTACTACTACTTAATTCTAATTTAAACGGATACTGTGTTTGTGCTGAGGAAGAAACTTTTCCTAGGATCAATTGATTGTCCGACCCTGCATTAGAAGCTGAAACAAACAAAGAAACTGCATAATCATTGTCACGATCATAATTTCCTCTAATCTCAGATTCAATATATCCAGCACCATCAAACTTAGCAGCTAAACCTATAGATTGAGTTGCGCCGGTCACAGTCGGTACGCCAGGTACATATGTTACACCGGCTGAAGTATATGAAATTCTAGATGTATCAAAATACTCATTGAACCCTTCATAGTATTTTACACCACTAACAATAGAACCTGTATCATACAAAGAATCATATAAATTACCATATACATCACTTCGTATAGCCAAACTCTTTGTAACCGGTATACTGGTACCATGTATAACATCATCAATTTCTGTATCTAATTGAAAAGAGCCTCGTTTAACTCCTTCTCCTATTTTAATTTGTGGAATAGAAAAAACCGAAGCAGAATCATATAAAAACTTGTTAGTTCGGTTGATATCATTTTGACCGAAACAATTATACGGTTTAGATTTTTTATTGTAAAATAAATGATTTACAGAATAATATGTTATAACTTGATATGATCCATCAATATTCGTAGCATCGTTAAAAGGTACTGTGCTGCCTATACCAGGAACGTTTTCTGTGTATATCCCTTGAAGTGGTAACGCACTTCCAGTATCAGAGCCAGAATAAAAAGTCCATGTTTTATTTGCTATAAACGGATTAACAGTTACATCAGACTGTTTAACACGATTATATGTTTTCGCAGTTACCCGATCTACATTTTCTAATAAATTGATAGTTGACATACAGTAAAAACCCTGTTATACTTTATTATAAATATAACAGGGCCTAATTCAGTGGTTATGAATTAATAATCTAATTTAACACGTATAAGAGCTTCTCGTGAGAAAGATTTTAGTAATGGTTGACTAAGTTTTGCTACTGCTAACAATTCTTGTCTATTATTATATAATCCTATAGTTGTTATATATGTTTTAGGATCTCCAATAAATGTGCTTTGTGCAATAACTCCATCTGATCCGGTAGTATATGTCGGGTTATTTGAGAAGTTATATTGTCCATTTTTAACACGAACGAAATAATGTGTGCTAGTAATCTTTTGCGAATTACGAGCTTGGAATCCTGAACTAGATCCAGAGATAGAATGATACATTGCAAAATGATTGTTTCCTTCTGAATCAGAAGTTACATTAGTATCAAATGCTAATACCTGATCCAAACGATTTCCGTCTAATACCATTACTCCATGATCTGGATAAAATTTACCGTAATAAACTGGTGTTGCCGGAGTATAGACACCCGATGACAATGAACCAGAAACGATATTATAAACTCGACCAGATGAACCAACTGTCGCGTCTGCAACCGTAGAATCATCAATAAGAGTAACTTGTGTACCACTAACTGTTACAGAACCAGTTGCATTAGTAGCTCGCGATGAAATCTGTAACAATGGTAACTCAAAATTACCTTCATCTAATCTTTCTTTAACTCGATTTCTTTTTATATTAACTACATATATCGAATCAGTCGATCCAGAATCTGTTGTAGTGAAGCGAGTTGAAGTCGGTTCCAACAATAAATTTCGATACTGAGAATAAATTGCTTGTGATGCTGGAGTTTGGTTAGTTCCTAGATTAGACGATCCACTTCCATTTGCATTACCATAAGCAATTGAGAATTGAACTGCGGCACCATCATTAGCAGGGGCATCTTGATACACATCTGTATAATAACGACGCTGTGATGTTGTTTGATCTGAAGAAGTAAAAAATGTAGTAAGACTTCCTAAGTTATCACTCCAAAGTCCCGCAGTCACTGTTTCTTTAACATTATCAACAACATCTTCTGCTAAATTAAATGTCGAATATGTTTGATTGCTAGCAACTGTGTTTGTTGTGCTAGTAGCGCTAGTAGCAGCATTTGTATCGATAATAGTTCCAGCTGCAATTGCTTCTTGTAAACCAGCAGTAGTTGCAAATCTTCCAATAGACCCCATATTTGTTTGTCCTAGCTTCGGAAGTTGTTTTAATTCAAGTAATTGTTTCATTGTATTCATTTCCAATTTTCGCATATTTTATTATCCTGCGGTAACAGACTGTGTTGCGGTATACTGATTAACTGTTAAATTAATAGTAACACTTCCTCCTGTTTCATTACCTACAATTGTAATAGTAGCAGTCTTATCTTCCAATGTATTTATTTTACCAGTAACTTCAAATACAAATCCTACTGCAGAAACACTCTGTGCATCTTGATTTAATCCAACAACAGTCGGTTGAATATTGCTATTAGCAATTGGCTGAACTACTGATAAATCTGCAACGGTAGAATCAGATAATATTGCCGTGTATCCGTATTGTGAATTTCCATTTAAAGAAGTATTCGGAGTAATTATTGAGCTAGCACCACCATTTATTGTAATCGACGTGTTACCAACACTAACTACAGGAATTGCAGTTGTTTGTTTTGGTAATGTTAATAATTTATAACGAAGCGCTTGTGTTTCATCTGGTAAGGCTTCTGTTATCGGCAATGCTTCGATAGCAGCACCATAATAATTACTTCCTAATGGGTGATCTGTATTCCATAATGCATAATCAATTTCATCATCGCCTAATGCAAACTGTGTAATATTAAATGCAGCATCACCTGAAGAAAGTAGTTCTCTTCCTTTTAACGTCAATATTGCATCGACTGTTACAGAACTATTATCTAAGTATCCCATTTTTTACCTTTTTATATAAATATAGTTATTTTGAATTTCTAGTTGACTGAAAAGTTTCCTGATGAATTATTTGTTGATTGAAAAACAATCTGATTTGGATTAGCATCAATTATTTCAACAACCGGACCTCCATCTACCGTATCTTGTGAATCAATATTGAAGCCCGGTGATGACATTGCTGATCCATTATAATATAAATTAAATAGTCCTTGTGGCAAATAATCTTGTATTTGTGCCGGACTCAATGTTGCAGAACTACCGCCATATACCGAACCTCCATATGTACCAGATCCATACACACCTCCGCTACTAGGATTTGACGTGCTATATATTGCAGAAGGAACTGCAGTTGTTACAGATGGTAACACCGCATCACTATACCAATACGGAGATGCTGACTGAACGAATGTCGATCCAGACAAATACACAGAATCATATGAATATGGCACACCGTTATAAGCAAGATCTGCATTAGTTCCTGCAATATCAGCTGTGTATTGAACAGATACATCAGAATTTAAAGTTGTCGGTTGTGCATTAACCGTAGCTTCATAATCATTTACATCAGAAAATAACACATCATCTTGATCTAAATCAATTGTTGTGTTATATGTGAATGATTCTGGTACTGCAGTAGGTAAAGCAGTATCTTTGCTTCGTTCTAAAATATTTGGTTGTATCAATAAACCAGTTAATTTATCCGTACGAGCCGGGAGCAATTGTAATAACTGCTGAAAGAATGACATATCAAACAAAGTAAATATTTTGATATAAGCATTCATGTCATTGTTTTGTGAATACTTTTTCCAATATCTCTGAGCATATTGAACTAAACGAGGATAAGAACGATCTTCAGTATCTCCCGGATCGCCTATATATTCATCTAAATATGTTTCTCCCAATTGTGCAATTATATCTTCATCAATCATTGTTTGTGGAGAAAAATACACCCCGAGCTTTTTGCTGTCTAATGGAGCTTTATCATATTGACTTCTTTCTGCGCGAGTTTTTACATCTAATGTTCCTATTAACTCGTTATCTTCTAAACGAATTTTATTGTCATCATATGTTCCTACTGCAATAGATATGCCGTCATAATAATATGTCTCTTCTAATGAATCATATGGTTCTGCATTAGTCCAAGATGCAAATGAAGCAGATATTCCTGTTTGTCTAGGTTCAACTCCTTGCAAACTCGCGGTAGCAGTGTGATCTATTTTTTGATTTAATGGTACACGGAATACAAGTTCATCGTATGCATCCAAATTACCATCATATGCTCCGGGAGCTTTAGTGTGATTTTCAAATGGATCTGTATTCAAAGAACTTGACCACAATCTCAATTCTTGAAGTTGACCTTGCAATCTAACTGCACCGCCGCTGGTACCACCTAAAGTCATAGTACCGGTACTACCAAATGATATTCCAGTGTCTGATGCAGACGCAGCTGCAACTATTTTTCCATATTTAGATCGTTTAGCAATTAATTCTAAATCTGAACCATTTTGTTTTAATACGGTATTAATCCATCCGCCATCAAACATTTCAATTGCATTAGATGCATTTCCATTGATAGATATAGTACCATATGTTCCAGACACGAAATCTATAGTAACATCATTACCATCAATTGTATATAAATGCATTGTGTTTGGAACTGCTGGATTTGCTACTACATCATCCGTACGGAATCTAAGTTCTACTGATTGAATAGGTTCTGTATAATTAACTGTTACTGTACCGGCGGTATTATTTATTAAATCGAGAGAATAATCAAAATTTAATTTTTTATACTCAGGTATTCTGTTGATTCTTGGACCGCCATATTCTTTGATAGTTATTATCGATTCCGGAATTCCGTAACATGATAACAATGCTTTAATGCTACGAGCAGTACCTTTTGTTTTCAATAACCCAGGCAAGTTATTAACAATTCGTCGCCATGATGAATATGTAATATCTCGTGCAGACAATGAATCTCCAGTAACCGAATTTGATCCGGTAATCGGTGTTCCAGATTCGTCAGTACCAAACAAATATTCCCATAATTGTTTGTCTTGTTTTCCATCAACTAAATTCCAACCAAACTGTTTAGCTACTGAATACAACAATTCGTTTGGCATTCCTAATTTAGGATTTTCATCTCTTCGATTAACTTGTCGCATATTATTAATATACGTGTATAATAAATCGTAATGATGACCTAACATGTTCACAAATGTATACAAGTTAATATACTTTGATTCATATGTTATGTATTGTGGTAACATGTTAACTAATGCATTGAAATTAAATGAATCATATATTTCTGCATTACTCAACAATGAAGCATACCAAGTATTGAATTGCGATGATGTAGTTGATGCTAAAGTGTATGGTCTCGTTGAATTTGTTTTAGGTACCGGAGATATATAACTGCCGGTTAATTCTGCGACAACTGGTGCTTCATGTGGATATTCATTTGTGTATAACACCGAAGACGACTCATAATATAAAAACTTTTCAAAATCATCAAAACCACTGATAACAGCAGTTTTTAAATCATTGAATTCAGTTGAATTTGCTGTAGCTACACTTCCGCTTAATTGAGATACTGCTAATGATTGTGAATTATAAAATTCTAATAATTCTAATTTATATTTAAAATTTTCAACACGTTCTGTTGCAGAACTATAAAATATAAAATTATTAAAATCGGTATAATCGATATTTAGTTTGACACCAGATAAACTTCCAGAAAAATATGAATCTATAATTTGTTGAGATGTTTGTACAGATGATCCTAATAAATCAGACCATGTTTTAAATCCAGTTTCTGTAGATAAAGTTGTATCTCCTACTGCGTCCCAATTTGGACCAGATAATATATTATATTGTTTTTCTAGTTCTTGTGGAACGATTGAAATATGATCAGTATATGGCGATTTACGCTCTTCTACGACCCAGCATTTGAAATTCGGTTCATATGTATCGTCTAATGGATCTAATAGTTTTACATAAAGATATTCGCCTACTACAACGCTGTTAACAAATATAGCAGTTTTATTTTGACTGAAATTTAATAAATAAGTTTTATTAAAATAATTAGGGCCGGTAGGACGTCCTGCTAAAGTTTGATTAACATTTTCTGCAAAAGACACGATTTGCTGAAGTGCCGTTTGATTTTCAGAATCAATTAATCTCAATTTTAATTCCGTTCTATCCGGAGAAATTTCTTCAATCTTTAAATATTGCTCTTCATAGCTACCAATTAGATTTTTAAAGAAATTAACTATAATAGTATAATTTCCTGTTTGTATATCTAAATCTCGTAGTTGTCTAGCAATATCAATAACTACTGGAGATGAATTGAATGTGTATTGTAATCCGGTACTATCAAAATATACAGGGGTAGTTGGCTCTAGATCAGTCCAATGATTTCCTGTTAGCCACACATCCAAAGAATATAAATGAAATTCGACTCGACTACCACCCGCGTTTGTAGTGATTTCTGGTACATATGAATATCCAGCAGATTTAAATAAATTTTTTGTTGTAATTGGATATCGATCGGCAGATATTGCTAATCGGCTGTCTTGTATCTGGTCGCTATTTTTATATTGATTAAGCATTTAGTTCACCATATAAATCTGTATTCTGTGTAGCATCTGAAATAACCCAATATGATGCACCAGGTACTATAAATAATCCAGGTCCGGCACCTGTTGCGGCTACTTGGAACGTGGTACCACGATCGAATTCACTTCGGGGAACTGTTATGTCTACATCTAAAGACCTTTGTTCACCGGCTTCAATATTCTCTTCTGGAAAATATATCCCATTACCCGGACTCCAATTTCTTATTAATCCGGTATCCGGCTGCGTCCTAGCAAATGCAATATACATGTTACGATTTGTAACATTTCTATTTTCTACTGTTATTCGCAGTCTGAATCGTAATGGTACATTTAAATCAGCTATTTGCTGAGTAACATAGTATTTATTTGTTTGAGGCTGTAATCCGACTTCTGCCACGCTAAATTCAATTCCGAATGGCTCGAAAGTACCATTACCCGGCATTTCATATGACTCAGCCGGGGTATATCTAGCAAACGCAATATCGTCAGAACCTAAATTTAAATCAATATTAGGAACTACATCAGTAACAACTTCTCTCGTAGGGAACGTGAAATATCTAAATTGAGTATCAACAGAATTAATAACACTTCTTTTAGTGTATCTTTCCGTAACCGTTTCAATAACAAGTTTTTGATTATCTTCTTGACCAGAATACAAGATCATATTACCGTTATCATCGCGTTTGATTATATCCGGGTTATTTGATCGAGCTGTTATACCATTATTAATATAAAGATTAAAATCTGTCATTATCTAATTACTTTAAAATAATATTCATCGTCAATTCGTTGCTCGGTAAAACCATCTACAATTTTAAATTCTAAACGGTAATAGCGTTCCGGCATAAATCCATTCATATCTAGATAAATGAAATTACTAGTAGAATCGCAACTAACTTTATTATAAATATTATCAAAAGGAATTATGACTTCATCTGTAGCCGCATCTCTGATTGAGTAATATGTTGTTTCCGGCAAACGCTTTACTGTTTGCATTGGATAAAGATTTAAAGGAGATTTTCTAGGATATTTATCTCGGCCGTATACTCTAACCTTAACAATATCAGTATCACGATATTCTGCTTTTAATTTAGTATACATTGTATAAGATTCTAAATCTATTTCCGTTAATGTATTATCATATTCAGAATTATCCCAATACATGGTTAATTTAGGAACATAAATAGTATGAGTTTCACGACTAAAGAATCTGATATATCCTTGTTTATTATTATCAGCTTCATCAGCTTCAGAAAATTTCAACAAGAATCCGTTGTTTTCTATAGTTTTGCCGCCTGACCCAGATATCCATAATTGAACTGCTTCGGTAACATCCATATTGATATCAGTTGGTCTGTAAGAAAATGATTCTGATTCGTCAAGACCTGGCTGAAAGAAATATGATGAATTAAATGATGATGTATTAAATATACCTGATCCACTTTGATATAGCCATGATCCGCCTTCGCCAGATCCGGTAACATATAAAGAAGATCCGTTAATTTGTATGTCTTGACTTCCTGATATCCAATTGGAACCGCTTAACGGATAATTCCATGAAACACCATCAGTCGTAATAGGACTATCATTTTCAAACCCAGTACCATTAATCCATTCTTGTCCAACTACATTTGCATCGATAGTATACTCGGCCGGTAAATTTTTTGCATGGGTTGTATATAATTGTAAAACAAATTTACAGTTTTCTAACGCTACATTATATTTAGCCAAAGTATCCGTGATTTCGGACATATCAAACTTTACAACAGATCTAGATTTCTGAAGTGTTTCTCCGTCAGTGCTTAAACGTTTTCCGACTTCCAATACTTCATCTATGCCGGTATTAATATTCGGCGCCGATTCATATAAAGTCGCATCTTTCTCTGCGTAAAATATTCTAAACATAATTATTACCTTATGATCCTGAACCTGTACTTATCATTAAGAAACTACCACTTCTCCATAATTGTCCGTTAACTGCCGGATCTGAAGTTGGTAACGAAGCCGTATAAATAAATGCAGTTCCTTCTGAAATAAATGTATCTGTAACAGAAACATAATTAATTGAAGCTGATGTTGCGATTGCATTTGACCCGGAAAGATATGAAGCCGAAATTGCGTTACTGGCAGTTACTGAATATGAAGCAGATACTGCATTTAAAACATATGACGCAGTTTGTGCTGTTTCTACATATGATGCTGTCGATGCAGTTCCTGTTAAATTTCCAATTAAACTGCCTGTTATATTAACAGATCCAGATAAACTTAAGTTTTCTACTTCATTACCGGTTAAAACATCATATAAATCTGAAACAAAACTTGCAGAAATAAGTCCCCCAGCTGTTATCTGTGCCCTATTGTCAGATAATACACCCATTATTGTCCTTTTAATATAAATATAGTATTAGTAATTTACTACTCTACCTTTTATATCAGAATCTGGAAATTTCACTTCAAATATACTAGGATCTAAAGATGGATAGATAATACCATTCTTTGTAGCAGAAGATAAATCGTAGGCATTCCCGGAGTATCCTAAATCAGAATCAATTTTATTATTCATAATAACACCAACGACATTTTGCACTCCTTCGGTGTTTGCTATAACGTTAACTACTTCTGATTTTACAATCGGTTGATTAATTTGCCAACGATCAATATTAAAAAATTCTTTAACATTATTAATTGTTCGTAATAACACGTCATTGCTATTATAATTTGACTGTACCGTTATTTCAAATTCTACACCTATATTAATTATATATGCATCCTTTATATTAATTGCATCTGTTAGTATTCTATAATAATCTAGGTATGATTTTAAATTTTCTTTAACTGCTGGATTCAAAGCTGTTAACTGTTTAGATGCATTATATCCTAAAACATACATGTTCATTGCTAGTGGATTCTGAACTCGTGCTTCAATTTGTTGTTGTTGTGAAATTTGATCATCTGGCACAATATATGCTTTTGCTACACTTCCAAATCTTGTTGGCATAGAATAAGATCGAACAATATAATCTTGCGCAGTTACAAGTCGATTCTGTGTAGCAAAGTTACCTAATGCAGAATTTTTAATTTCATTAAGCGTTTCTTGAGATCTTGCTCCAGCAGCCGGATTTGGATTATTAACTGTTAAACTTCGTTTTACAAAATTCAGCATTCCGGTTGATTCCGAACTATTAATATTATCTAAAAATTTAACTTGACTAATTTCAGTCAACGTGTTCGCGTCTACATTATCAGCAACCCCATTTCCAATTGTATATGTTACCGTTAATGTGGTATTAGCTGGAGCTTGACCATATGCTCTAGTATATAAAAAATTCGAAGGATCTATATCTACATCAATAGGTCTTCTGAATCCTGCTAATCCGTTACCTACGTTATCCGGATTAGGAATAATTTCTTCATCATTATTATCAGATATACCAGCACCAAATTGTATCTCAGTTTTATTATCAGATCTCAATCGTGTTACATATCGTTTCGATGTTTTTTTCAATTTCAACAGATTTGTAACCGATGATCTATACTGTGATAGATCCGGGTCATTCTCTACTAAATTTGGAACATCTTCAAAAACAGTATCTTGTGCTAAATACGGTACCTGATACCAATTATCTCCATCTGACTCTTCAATACTTAATATGTCAATTACATTTAAATCAGGTAATACTATTTTATCATATGGTACTGGGCCATCAAATGAAAAAGTTGCTGTCTTAACTGTTCCGGAGGTAGCTCGAGCTGTTTTCTTAAGAAGATAATATATTGGTAAATTTGTAGTAGTATCGGCTTCATACACAGTTACTTCAGTTGGATCAAAAGAAGAGCTCGTTGTAAAGTCTACGTAGTCTAGAGTCCTAAATTCGGCAACTCCGTCTTGTTGCTTAACACGTAAACCAGGTTGAACTGTAACTGCATAATTATAATCTGGCCTAACATTATCACCAGTACCGATAGCCGGAACAATAATATATAAGTCTAAATTAGTTTGTGCTCCGGTAATATTTTTTGCATTGTAACCTAATGCTCGGGCCAGATCCAATACATTTGCTCTTTCTGAAGCGTGTTCTAATAATGACTCCTTAAGATTTGAATCAGAATAATAAGATAAAACGTCGCCTACGTATGATGCCAATTCTATTAAAACCATCCCGGGCGATGATTCATTAAAATCTGTATATGAATTTGGGAAATATTGTTTTGTAAAATCAATTAAGTTTTTCTTGAAGTTAGAAAAATCTTTCCCTAAATATGATATATCTTTTGTCTGATTCATTATTATCCTTATTGTACTGTAATATTTTGACCGTTTGACTCAATAACAATAGGATCTCCACTAAAATCATTAACCGCCCATTCTATGGATATTGATAATGATAAATCTAATCCCGGGTCATCTTCAAATGTTTTTATTTCTATATTGGTAATTTCAATATACGGAAGCCAGATATTAATTGTTTCAGTTATATCCGTAATTATGAGTTGCTTTAACTGATCTGTTATAGGTTCAAATATATAACGCATTAAATTAGAACCAAATGTAGGATGATATACTCTTTCTCCTTCAACTGTCAATATCAAATTGATTAAATTTTCTTTTGCTTGATCAAACTTTGAATATATCGGAGGAAGTATACTAGTAGTTTTCGTAATCGAAGTACCTAGTACTACAGAATTTGAATTATCTTGTATATCTTTATTGGTTATATTTAATACAGTATATCCCATTATCTATTCTTTTTCGAATCAATAGCTTTCATTAAAGCACTATAATCACGTGTCATTGCTTTTGCAACTGCAGGAGTAACACTCATGTTTTTGCCAGTTTCTGGATCTGTCATGACAGTTGGAGCATTCATCGATGGATGTATAGGCATACCTTGACGCATTTTTCGTTGAGCTCCAAAATTCATTGCATCAGCCGAAGTCATGGAAATGTCTTCTGTCATTAAGTCTGCATATGACGCGTTCATAGCAGTTGGCTGTTGCTCTCGTAAAGATTCGGTTTCATTTAAAATATCTGAAAATTTATTTTTTTCAAATTCAACTTTATTCTTTCTTGTTGCAGATCTAACTCCCGCCGGTTTATTAATATATGAAGCTGATTCTTTAATAGTTTCAGATTTCATTTCGTTGATTGTAGATTGTAACCCCTCTTGTAGTATTTCTGTTAGTTCTTCTTTAATAACTTCCCGAACTTGTTCTTTTACTACTTGCTTTAAAATTTTTAAAAACTTAGTCTGTTCCATAATAATAGTTTTATTTATTAATAAATATTTGTATTGATAATTTATGACCAAGAAACGTCAGAAGGTTTCGGGCCAAATATAACACCAGAAGTCGTATTAATATAATAATCTCCAGATACACCAATATTATTAGCAGGGTCTGCTGTACCAGATAAAATCTTATTAGGAGCTTCTTTTAAAGATGTTGATATTTGTTGTCCTTCTTCTAATAACGCCTGTATTGTCTGCAAACGCTGATTGATATCTTCATCTGTCACATTAACTTCTCGATAAAATGTGCTAGGATACAAATTTGCTAAATCTGTTAATGATAATCCTTGATTTAAATTGGTTTGTGATAATTGACCTAATCCATTGAATCGTTGTGAATCTCCACATACTTGAGATAACAATTGATCTGCTAAATTTCCTACGGCAGATACTTTAGTTAAAACCGGCGAAAATAATTCAATTTGCGTAGACAATGTTTCAAGAAAATTAGAAATACGATCTATTGCTTCAGCCGCAGCTGATATAGTTTGAGAAATACCTGCAGGTGGCCCGGTTGGTATCGCTAATGCTACAGTTGATGCTGCTTGCGCCGTAGTCGACACTATTTTTAATATATCCACCGTGGTTGGAACAAATGATAATATTGGGTCAAGTGTGGCAATAACCCCGTTTAAACGTTCTAATAAGCTGCGTATTTGTTGAATTTGAGGGTCATTACATGAAATATTAGGAGAAACGCTTAGCAATTTATTCTGCAATTCTGCTGTTGTATTAATTAGTTTGGACTGTGTATCTGACAATAAAGGAGATACCTGTTGTTGCAACTGCGGTATTATGTTAGGTAATTGATTAAATGGAAAAACCGTTGCCATTATTATCCTTTATATTTATATTTATCTTGTAATATATTTGTATTTTCTGCTTCTCCTAGTTTTGTTAACAGTGGTACTAGTTGAGGGCTTAAAAGTAAACGATCTCCCTTTACTGTGCCAGCAGATAGAATTTTAATAAGTTCACCGATTATTTCTATTATTGCCGTGCTGTGCAAGATAGGCTCTTTGTCTTGATCAGTCCCCATTGAAATAACCGGGGCATTTAATTCTATAGCTTTATTACTATCTAATGCAACTACATCGTCTTTAGATTTTAATATAATTTTATCTGCTGAACCAATTAGTGATGATCCATTAGTTTTACTTTTTCGTAAAGGATTATTAGTTGTGAAATTAGAAATATTCTGTGTGCTAGTTAGCCACAACGACGAATAATCAGAATCAATGTTTTCTACAACAAATTGTTTACCCGGTCGATTGTTTTTAGTGTTAGACAGTATTATTATAGGATCAAGATCATTTGTATCGCCTGTCCATGTTGGAGTAACTGAATTTGAATTAGATTTAACTGTCGATCCTAATCGAATTGTATTTCCCCATCTACCCTGTAACATATGATCTCCGGGATACATTTGTGCTGACGAAATAGATTTTGTTGATATACTATCATCAGGCGTGTTACTTTTATCTACTAAACCCGGTAAAAAATTATTTTCGATGTTACTATTCATTCCGATAACTGGAAAATAGTACCATTGTTCATTTGATGTTCCGATTGGAGAATAACCTTTAAATAACAATACATGCTCTCCCTTTAAGGGGATTGTACAAGCATGCAAATTATAAGGTTTAGCAGCCACAGGATCAGATTCCAATGTTTTATCTGAATACAATAAAACTCGGATAGTATATAAATAATCTAAATTATTTTCTTCTGGTGTAGAAGTAATTACTTGATGCGTATTGCTAGTTTCAACAACTTCGCCAAGATAAAATTCAATCCCACTATACATTGTCTTTATCTTCCAGTTTCTGTTTTGCTTGATCGACTCTTTGTCTCAATTCCCGATCTTCTTCTTCTATTTTTTTAATTTCTTCACTCAATTCTTCTTCATATGTTTCTTGAGCAATTGCTAGAAGTTGTTGTTTTTCTTCGTCGGACATGAAACCATCCGCTCCTGCAATAGTTTGTTTGGTTGAAATATAACGTTGAACTATCGCGGCAAGTTTAATTAAGTGATCATCATTTTTTACTGCTACATCCATATACTCTTTAATAAGAGGAACAATGATTGTAGCATCTGATGCATTTTTTATAAGAGGTTGTAACTGAGAAATTAGCTGAGCTATCTGACGATCTTTTTTCTTAGAATTATGATAGACCTCAGACATGATATCCGAAAAAGTAGTTGATTTGAATATAATATCATCTTTGTCCATAAAAACCTTTATTAATAAATATTAAAAAGGCAATTTCATGAATTCTGTTTCTTTATATTCTTCAAATTTTTCTTCGTATATATTCTTAAGTACTTTCATGACACGTGTTAGATTGTTAGTCTGAGACGGATCTAGACCAGCTCTTTCTCGTATTAAAATATACAATGCTTTTTTGTTATAATCTTCAATATTAATTCGATTTTCGAAAAAATGCAAAATGCAGTC